GTTTCGGCTATGCGGCTGTCGGCTGGGTTGCCGTTACGGTATACTTGTTTACGCCCATAGCGAAGATCAATTGTATAGTAATCGCCTTGCGGTATCGTATAGCCTTGAAACGATATTTTATCGCCTGTCGTGTTGTTACGTATGATCGGGTTTATTATCGGTCCGTATAAGATCATTACTGGGAATTCACGATACGTACCAGCGTATGTGATAACTACTGTTTGATCTAATGTCGATCCGCCGAAGAATGTCGGTATCACAGTCGGTACAGTAAACGCCGATGAACCCGCCGCAATACCAAAGTTAACCGATACGGCATTCGGATCATAGAACGTCGGCGTACCAGCACGCAACACAACGCCGAAGCGAAACGCGGGCAAGCTGGCGATAGTTAACGGCAACTTTAACCCGCCGACGCTTTGCGTATCGATCTGGCGCACTTTGCCGCTGGGGAACGTTAGCCGCAGTATAATGGGCGTGTTCGTCGCTTTGAACAATTTATTCGCTAGTTCGCGGTTCGCTTCGTACGAATACGTCGGGCTAGACTGGGCTTGCAAGACTAACCCCATTGTACGCGGTTCTAGTACGAAGTCTATATCGCTATCGCCATCTTGCGCCGGGCCGCGTTCAGTTATACGCGTCGCTTCGCTGGCGCCTAGATTATCTAGATCGATAACTTCGAAGGGCGCGCTATTCGATAGGTTATACGTCTTCGCGCCGATAATAGCTTCTAGTACGAAGTTCTGATCGACTGTCATATGTTACCCAGCCTTACCGTTCATCATTGCGCGCATACGAAGATCGTCACGCAATGTGCGTTCGCTCTGGTACTGATCGTAATGGGCTGTGATGTTATACGTGTCGCCAGACACACCAGCGCCCGCGCCCATTGCATCGTACGCGGCGCCTTGCCCAGCCGCCGCCGCCGCGCCGACTTGTAGCGCGCCGACGCCGACTTGCGCGCTATCAGTAAGATCGCTAGCCATCGCCCGCACAGCGTCGCTAGCGACGTACGCATAGTCGTATACTGCATTCGCAGTACCATACGGGATCATCTTGCCAACTTCGGCGTAAAAGACTTTCGACGGGCTGGCGATCCCTAGAAAGTCTTTCGCCGCGTTTAAGGCAGCGTCGGCGGCGCCTTGCACAGCCGATACAAGCGCGTTAACGCCGCCTTTTACGCCGTCGATAATGCCATTAATGATCCCAGAGCCTAGCCCGTTACTATCGCCGACGAAGCCAAGAAATAGGGATCGTACGCCTTCTAGCGCTAGGTTGAATAGCCCTTTTACGGTATCTAGTCCAGCGCCGAAGACTGTTTCTAGCCCTTGTATCACGCCGCTAGCGATCTGTTTCAGCCCGTTAAGCGCTTGATCCCAGTCGCCGCGAATGATCCCTAGCGCGACGTTAATGATCCCTTGTATGACTTGCATTACGGCGCCCAGCATACCCGCAATGTACGCCCAGCCCGACGCCAGCACGCCGCCGATCTGATCCTGATGTGCCGTTATAAACCCAGCGACCGCGCCAAAGACGCCCATAACTATAGCGCTGATTAGGTTTACAAAAGAGCTAATCGTTTGGTATGCCTGTTGCCACAGCGCCATAGCGTCGCTTACGATACGTTCGCCGTTCGACGTCCAAAACGCTTGAACCGCCGACATAACCGACAGTACAACAGCACTTATCGACGACATTACGCCATCGATCAGATCGCGTATACCAAAGAAATTATTTTGATACGCGGCGTACATTGCGCCGACAATAGCGACAGCCGCCATTATAGGCGCCGCTATTGTTAGTACGCTGGCGATCATCGATCCGATAGCGCCGACAACGATAACGCCTAACACTGTTGCAACGGCAAGTAAGATAGGTTGCCAGTTATTCGCGATCACGGCGCCGATCTGGGTTATGATCGGCGATAACGGCGATACGAACTGTATAAAGCGCATTACGGCGGCGGCGGCGTCGACGCCGATTACTTTCGTTAGCCCGCCAAACAATTGCATTGTATCAGCGACCGACACCGTACCGCCTTGTAACAGCGTAAACAACGTATTCAGCGGTATTGTGCCGTTCGCTATTGCGGTCGCGAATTCAGTAACGCGGCTAATCGCTGGCGTAAGCACATCGTTAACGAATGCTGTCAAGACGGGCAACAGCAAGCCGCCTAGAATAATCTGTAATGTTTCGATACCGCCTAGCAAGCTGTCTATAGCGAACTTAAAGCCTTGATTTTTATACGCCGCCTGATCAGCCGCCGTACCAGCGCCAGCCATCGCCGCGCCGACAGCGTTAAAGCCATCGGCGCCAGCCGTCGATAGGGCGACAGCGGCGCCCATAGCATCATTACCGAAGATAACTTGTAGCGCGGCTGTCTTTTCGGCTTCGCTTAAACCGCTTAACGCATTCTGTAACAGCGCCGCCGATTGTTCCATACCGACGAACGCGCCAGCCTGATCATAGAATACGCTAGTATCAAAGCTAGAAACGAATTCGGCGGCTTTTTCGGCGCTTTGCCCTTCGGCTAACGCTAGCTGCATTAACTTTGTCTGTAAGTCTTGCGTCGAATATCCAGCCGTATCTATACCTTCGGTCGCTAAATAATCCATAGCTTTCTGAGTATTAAAACTCATTAAGCCTAAATCTTGCATTGCGTCGATAGCTGGTTGCGTGCTGGGCTGTATACGAAGTAAGAAGTTATTTAACGACGTACCAGCCGTCGACGCGCTGGCGAAATTCGGCGCTAAAAGCGCCATCGTTTGAATAAGATCGGTATATTCAACGCCCGCCGTTTCGGCGGTCCCCTGTGCGTTCGCTAAGCCCGCCGCCAGTTCGTCGACGTCAACAGTCGACGCGTTCGCGGCTTGCGCTAATAGGTTGCTAACGTCGGTCGCGGTTACGCCTTGATCAGCCCATACCCCTAATTGTTTTGCAACGATCCCAGCCGCCGCCGCCAGATCAAGCCCGCCAGCCGACGCTAGATCAAGCGTTGCGCTTGTCGCATCGTTCATAATCGACGGGATCGCGACGCCGCCTTTAGCTAGTTCTATGGCGGCTTGCTGGGCTTCGGCGGCGCTAAAAGCTGTTGTCGCGCCTAGTTCTAAGAACTTGCCTTCGAAGTCGTCTAACGTATACCCAGCGTCGGTTATAGCCTTGCCTGTAACCGATCCGAAACTGAGCATACCCGCTTCGAAGTCGCTGGCGGCGTTCACGCTGGTAACAGCGAATGCACCAGCAGCCAAGCCCATAGCAGTAAACCCAGCCGCGACCGCTGGCGCCGCCGATGATACGACAGTACTAGCAAAGTTATCGGCACGTTCAGCCGCGCGGGTTATACCGCTATCGTATTCGCCCGCGTCAATACCTAACGCGACTAGTAATTTCGCAATTGTACCCATATGCCCAGCCTAGCATAAAGCCGCCGAACCGCCTAGCAGAACTAGACGGCGGGCGGCCTATGTTTGCGCTTGTCGACGCCGCCTAGTTCAGTGTTAAGCGCTTCGACTAGGGCTAACATATCTTGCCAGCCCATACCAGCACGTACACGATCTTCGTACTGTGGAAAATATTGTTGCCAGCGTAGCGGCGGCTTGCCCTTCTTACGGTATAGGTTAGCATTCGCCGACGCGATTACGCCCGCGCGCATATCGGCACGCGTTTCGCCGAACGGTTCTATCTCTGCATACGCCATCCATTCGGCGAATTCGCGGGCGCTTATATCACGCTGGGCGTGTCGTACGCTTCTATGCCCTAACGCTAGGGTTAATCTGAACCAGAAGCGCCGTTCGCGTCGGCTGGCAAGTTTTTTGTTAACTCTTTAACGTCTTCGTCTGTTAGCCCGTTGATCTTCTGGCATTCTTGAAAGACTAGGTTTAAGCCGTTCGCGTCTAGTTCGCCTAGTTCGCGTACGTCGCTGGCGCTTCGCCAGTCGAATAAGTTTTCGCCATCTTCACCAATTAAGCACATAGCAACCAGCCGCGCGCGAATGTTCGATAAGTTCAGCTTACGCGGTCCAGCGTCGCGACCGCGCGAAGGCGCCGTGCTACCCGTTATCGACGCTTCGTACGCGTCGCGTTCGGCGCCCGACATTACACGTAATAGTACCGTACCGTTCCACGGTGGTACGTCTAGTTCGAACCGCTGGGCGGCTTTTTCTGTCTTGATCCTGTTTAAGTCGGCGCGTGTTAAAGCCATTGTCGTACACTCCTTGCAATGAATATTACAATTTTGCAACTAAGCGCATATCGTATGCGCTTACGCTTGACAATTCCCGTATGCGGGTATATACTTCGTACATAGGTTAGAGTTAATTACGGCATTCGCCGAAGGAGCCATCGCAATGATCAAGCTAACAGCCGCCCAGCTTACAAAGTTCGTCAAAGTCGTTACCCGCGCCAGCTATAACGCCATCATTAGCGACGCCGCCGCGTACTTTCAAGTCGACGTCGCCGACGTCGCCATCGTTGAATACAAGAACCCGTCAAACGTCGCATATGTTCAGATCGGCGTACGCGGTTCAGCGGCGAACGTGCGAACATACGGGATCGTTAAGTATCGTTCGTGCTGGTTAGGACATAGCGGTTACGTGTTCACGGCTGGCGGCAAACTTGTGCAACCAGTCGCGCCGAAAGTTGACGACGAAGGGCGCTTGATCGATCAGTGCGAACAGTCGGCGCCAGTCGCCGACGTCGCGCCCGAAGCCCAGACGATCCCAGCATACCCAGTCCCGAAGAACGCGTACGCCGTCGAAATTAACGCCGATAGCGTAACAGTTTTTGCGCCGCTAGAAGGTGACTTTTACGGCACGGCGTCACATCTTGCGACGAACTATAGCGGCGTCGACGTCGAACGCGGCTTGCGCTGGGCGCTTCGCGACGTCGATACCGTTCACGTACTGATCGGCGCTGATCGTCCTAACGTCGAAGCATTCATCGCCAGCCTAGCCCGCATTGTTGCCCGGTTTGACGCTGTTACATACCGCCCGTTACCAGCCGTCGAACCCGCGTACGATCTGGCACCGCTGGCGCAACTAACGCCAGATCAACAAGCCAACGCTATTAGACGCTATGCGCGTTCGGCTGGGTTCAACGTTGCCACAGTTCGCAATAGTCCAAATATGCAAGCGAAAGCCTTCGCCGAATACCGTATTTATGTATTGCAACAGCCCGCCGCCGTCGTGTTAAAGTATTACGATTTAACGCCCAGTACGCCAGCCGCAATCTAGCCCAGACAAGCCAACAGCGCCCAGCCGACAAGCTGGGCGCTTTTTTGCGTACTATGCTAACGTCGGGCGCCCGGCTACCTTAACCGTTATAGTCGCTTGTAGCTTGTCGTCGGGCGTAATGTCGCCCGGTTCGTACCCAGTAATAATACCGGGAAAAGACCATACCGTATTATCGGCGTCGGGAAAAACAATTTCCCATTGATCTTTCGGGATCGTACCAGTACCAGCGAACGCCGATAGCACACCAGCCGCCGCGTTATGCGTTGGGTTCGACAAGATCAAGTTTACGTTAAACGATAATTCGCCGCCGTCCTTTAACCCGCCGATATGTTCGCGCCAGAAGCCCGGCGAACGCAAGTGCGTTACTTCGACAGTATCGGCACTAAAGCCGGGCGGCGTTATGCTGTCAACTTCGGCTATTTCTACCCCATTACGCCGAAGATACGTACCCATTGATAGCATTGCTTCGCTATCGCCGTACACAATCGGATCAGACATTGGTTAAACTCCTTAAATGCGTAACGCGGCGATATGAACAGCGGCGTTATTAGCGTTAACGTGTAGATCGCCGTCAGGCTGGCGCCAGCCTGTACGTTCGAACAAGAATACGGCTATATCGCCTTGCGTCAATTCGTACGCGCTTATATCGCCTTCGCGGTTCAGCGCATCGGGCGCACTGTCGAACGAAATAGTATACGCGGTCGCGGCGGCGGTATTGCGTACTATTACCAGCAAGCGCGACGACGAATTAAACGCGATAGCGTTACCGTTCGCAACGTCGGCGGCTGTTAGGGCTAGATCGGCTTCGTTCGCTGGTAGGGGTAGTACCGGGTATGGTCCTATCGGCGCAACGACAGGGATCGACGTTCTGGGCATTGCGATAGCTCCTTGTAAAAAATATCGGCTATTTTGGGGTTATTTTATGGCGTCCTAATGCAGCGACCTTCTGTAAACCGCTTACACCACTTTCGCCGCCGCTGATATACCGCATTAGGACGCCATATACGCCGCCCGCATCGTTGCGGGTATGGCAATATACCAGATCGGGCGGTTCAGCCTAGCCCAGCGAAGCCCAGCTAGCGCGTACACGCTGTTCGCTTGCCCGATCCGCACGCGCCGAACAGAACGGGCAAGCCGCCCAGCCGTCGCGCTAACTGGCATTATGATAGACAAACACATCTATAAACCGCTGGTTATTCGTACTATCTGGTTCGAACTGATCGCGGGCGCTGTCATCTATCGTGATCGCGATTGACACATCGCCGACGACGCCGCGATACCCAGCTAACCCGCCTTCGTCGGCGCGCGGGTTGCCCGACTTTAAGATACCAGCCGCGACGCGCGATACATTGAGATACGATTGATCCCAGATGGTAAGCTGAACCCGCGCCCGCGTTAGTGCGTTCGAACCGGATACACGCTTGCCGACTTGCGGCGCGTCGATTACTTGATAGCTAATCGCGGGCTTGCTGGCGCCTTGCGGTATACGGTTCGGGTGCAACCAGACACGCGAACCCGCGTTCGGCACAGCGGCTACAATAGCCGGGCGTGACTTGACTAGTTGTACGAACGCTTCTTCGAATAACATAGTTAATGCTGTGAACGCTTCGGCGAACTATACGTAAAGATAAAATTTATAACTTTTTTTCGATCCGCGTAATTGAAAATACCCTTAACAGCTTTAACTTACAGCCTTGATCGCGTCGGCTAGTGCGTCGCTAGCAGCTTGTATGGCGGCGCCGCGCTGTTCGTCGTACGCTGGGCGCATATATGGGCGCGCGGGCTGGTGATACTCACGCCCTAGCGCGTCGACACCTTCGAAGCCGAATTCTTGCCGCGCGGCGTAATCGACGTCTGTACCTGTCGCGGCTTCGGCGTATGTGCTTTGCCGTTCGACTAGTTCAGGATGAATTGATCGGCGAAGATTACCAGTCAAGTACGGCGCCTTCGCTTGCGCCGCATTATTGATCGGCAAGATACCAGCATATGCAGCTTGCGCTAGTACTTCGTCGCGCGCGGCGGCTTGCACACGCTTAAATGCTGCGCGAAGTTGATCGCTACCCTTAACTGTGATCTTCGCTTTCATCTGGTGGTATTCTTTCGGTCGCTAGCATTGTGATCGTACGCGTGTCGTCGTGCGATACGGCGGTAATATTATGCACGTCGCTATCGTTCACGATCAAGCGATCTTGTATGGTAATGGTAGGATAGAACCCGAATATCGTTACGTTATAGTTCGTACTAGCGAATACTTGCGCTTCGCGTCGATCTTCGCCGCCGCCCGCCGCTGGTTCTACATAGCCGCGAAGTTCGCCCAGCGGTAACGGGCGCCAGTCGATTACTTCTTCGTTAACGCTGTTAACGGTTTTATAACCGTGATCTATTCGCAATGCACTAGCGAAGTGCGTATCGAACCCGCGCCGCCCGCGCCGAAGCATAAATCGCGTATGTACTAACGGTGATCTAGCTGGCATAGCGCGCCGCCCAGCTTGTGATATATTCGCGTTCGTTAAATACCGTATACACTTGTTCGGCTATGTCGAACCCGCTATCGGCGCCGCCGCCAGTACTGGCACCGCTGGCATACTGGGCGCGAAGTAACGCCGCATTCGCCCGCAGTTCGGCGGCTATTTTCGCGCCATCTGTCGACAGCGAACCCAGCCGTATAACCTTCTGAACTAGCACTTCGTCGGCGGCGATTGTTTCAAGTGCCATAGCTGCCGCCAGCAAGACGCTAGTATTGTTAAAGAGTAAGAACGCGTCTAGTTCTTCGTCACGAAAGATCGGATCGTCGGCGTACTTATCATTGATACGTAACCGGATCAAGCCGATGTTCGTCGATAGATCGTACGTGAATGCCATTATGATCCCTTCGCGTAAGCGCGTATAGCCCAGCGTACGCAACGCTGGGCTAGTTATTACTTCTTGTCGGCTGGCTTCGTCGACTTGTCGGGCGTCGACGTCTGGGCGGCTGTCTGGGCGTTGGTTGCGTCGCTTGTTTGATTGTCGCCGCCGTCAATCGTTAGACGCGTCTGATCAGTGCTTGACGGCATATCTAGCCCAGTCGTACCAGACTGGGCAACGTCGGCGCCCGTGCCTTGCTGCGACTGGGCGGCGCGCGTTTCGGGCTTCTTATTCATCTGATCGGCGGGTACGGCGCCGCTGTCGGCGTTCTGGGCGGCGATCATTTCTTCGACGTTGCGAAGTTGTGACGTAAGCGTTGTAATCGACTGGTTCAGCGTGTCACGCAAAGCGGTTAGATCAGACATTAGCTTTAAGCTCCTTCTATACTGGCGTGCGTTGTCGTATATTTCTTGTATCGACGTCGCCGCCGTGCCGATAATTGGGCGCGTTTTGTTCATAGCCGAACCCTAGCGCTAGACGCCCGTACCGTTCGACGCCAGCGTACCGCGCGGATCAAGATACCCGCCGCCGAAGATGTGCCGTACTTTATAGTCGATTGCGTCGTGATCGAAGTCGCCTTGCATCGGATCGCTTGCGCCGCCGCCTACGCGGATCGCATTCGGCGCCCGCATAAATAGCTGCGGCTGTTCGAACCCGCGCAAGAAGTCGAATTCGATAGCTGGGCGTTCGCTGTTTGCTGGCGCGAATAGATACCAGCTAGTATCGCCGTTCGCCGTGCTACTAATGATCGGCAAGTACGGTTCAACATTAACCCGAACTTTGTTTCGAAGATAGTTTGCGGATCGTTCTTCACGATCACCGACAGTTACCGTTATTTCTGTCGTGTTCAGCACGCGCAAGGCTTCGAATTCTAGCGCGGGCGGTACGACTAGTTCGGCCATTTCGACGACAATCGGTTCGCCATCGCTGTCAACCATTGATCCTAGTTGCCGCAACGCCGCCGCCAGCGCGTCGAAGGAGAAAGCCGGATTGCCTGTAATAATGTTCTTGTTGCCAACAGTATATAGCGTCGACTTCGGACCGCTAGGCCCAGCATACAACGCGACCGCGAAGCGCTGTTCGGATCGGCGGCTGGCACGCGCAAAGCGTTGCGGCGTCTGGGTTAGCTGGTTCTGATCGTCGTTAATCATACTTTCGAAGCTGAACGGCATACGCCGCCCGTACTTCTTAACCTGTCGGCTGTATTGTCCTTCGCGTAAGTTCGACGCCTTATATTCGGCTAGTTCTTTTACTTCGTCTAGAACCGCTTCGCCGCCTTCTAAGTACGTGTTGCGCGCTGGGCGAAAGTCGCGTACGGTTCCCTGTCGAATATAGTTGCGCCACGTGCTAGGCGCTTCGGCATAGTTGCCCAGCATTGTACGGTCGATCACATCGCCGAACAGGATCGGAAAGTCGCTAGTACTCATTGCTTCGCGAAGCCACAGATCAGGCAACGCGCCAGATCGTACACGATCAATAAGCCGAACGCATTCGACTAGCGCGCGCTTATACGCGTCTTGCTGGCGCGGGTTACGTATATTTTGGCGCACTTGCCGCCCGCTAGTGATTGACGTACCGTACTCTGGTTCGTCGCGCGTCCAAAGATTACGCGCGCTAAGATCGCGGCTAATGTCGATAGCTTCGATCACGTCTAAAAATTCTTCGAACGCCATTGCTATACACTCCTTGTATGTTCGTCTTGCGCGCGTATACCCGTTACTAGCCTAACAGCTTAACGGGTAACTTACCTGTACCAGCTTGCGCCGCTAGTGCCGTACCAAAGCGCGTATTATTAGTCGCGCTAGTCGTCAAGCCCGTAACCAGCCCGCCAGCGACAATCGCATAGATCGCGGCGCCCAGCGTTACGGCGCCCGTAACGGTTAGTTCGTACGCGCCTTGCGTTTCAAGCGTTATCGTGCCGTCGTCTTGTCGACTGTTCAGCGCGACGCCCGCCAGTTCGCCAACGACAACGGGATCGCCCGACACCACGCCAACAGGTACGGGTACGGGAAAACGCCGCGCTTCGTGGTATACTTGGTTTTTCGCCATTGTGGTATAACTCCTTGATCACAACGCTATATCGTACGCAGCGAATACTAGCCGCGTAAGTTCATACGCCCAGCCGCCGCAACCTTCGCGGCGCCTTCGCTTAAACCCCAGCCGCGAAACGTTTCGTTCAATTCATCTTCGATATTCGTACCCTTCGCCGCTGGGCTGCCTTCGGTATCGCCCGCGCTACCCATACCACGTACAACGCCTAAATGCCCAGCGCCAGCTTCGACAAGGTAATTAATTTCGGCGTCGATCACGGCTTGCGCGCTTTCGGTTAGCTTTACCATATCAATAGCGCCCGCTTCGTTCAGCGTGAATTGTGCGGCGGCTTTCTGGGCGATCCGTTCTTTGGCGGCGACTGGCACCGGATCATAACGCGTATCGGCTAGAATGCGTTCGACGGCGCCGCGCGCTTCGCGCAAGTTAATTGCTTCGCGTAGCTGGGCGTTTTGACTTGCTAGCGGCGCGACCGCTTCGCGTACGCTCTTTTCGATTAAAGCCGCGATCTGTTCTGGCGTCATTTCGAATACTCCTTCTTCGTCTGATGTGATAACAGGCGTACGCGTTGCCGCGCTTTCGAATAGCTGTAAGACTTTACCGCCCGCGCCCGGTATAGTTACAAAGTCGACGCTTTTAGCTGCTGTAAGTTCTTTGATAATCGGCCCGCGCTTGCCTTCGGCTTCGCCCATAACGGCACGCCCAGCCGCGCGGATCGATGTGCCAATATGCGGCGCCAGATCGTTGATCGCTGGCGCGAACCCTTCGAACGCTTTTATCTTTGCGTATAAGCCTTCGCCGTGCTTTGGATCATTACGGTATTCGGCGTCTGTTTCTAGCACACCAGCTAGACGCGCTAGCGATCCTTCAGGCTGCGCGGCTTCTTCGGCGGCTGTCTGATGATCCCAGAACATTTTCGTACCAGCCGTAAATATCTTCGGTCCGTCGCGCTTTAGTACGTCGGCGGGATAGTAACCGCTAGAACCCCAGCCCGGCGCAATGATCTTTACACGCCCGGTATTGTCGCCCGCTAGCGCGGCTTCTAACAACGGTATGATCTGGGCTTCGGGCGTATGCAGTTCGCCAGCTTCGGCGGCTTCGACTTGTTCGCCGCTGTTGCCGCCCGGCTGTATGTATTGCACTTTACGCACAACAAGCGCTGGTACGCCTAGCGTAACAACGCCTGTTTCATCTACAGTATACCCGACTTGAAAGAACGAACCAGCCCAGCCTTCGCGATATACTAGCGTGTCGTCGAACACGTCGACAAGTTGCGGCGCTTTGCTATAGCGGTATTCGCTGTCGGTTGTCGGTACGTACAAGCCGTCTAGCGCCGATTGTAGCAGTACGCCCAGATCGCTTATGCTAAAGCCGCCCGCTTCTTTCGCCGTCGTCTTGTCGTCGTCTGTTTGTTCTGGTTCGTCTTCGGGTATACCCGCGTTCGTGAACACGTCTTTCAACGCCCGCAAGATTGCGCGCAAGCGCGCTTCGTTCTTGCCGTTCAGTACGCGCCCAGCTTCTAGTATCTTTACCATTATCGCGCCCTTCGATATTGTGCCGTACAACGACAGCCGGGAAAACGTAACGGGCGACTATGCCCGCTAGGAAAGTCGGCGTCAAGCGCTATCCAGCCCGCGTTACTATTCGTACGACAGCCGGGCGACACGCGCCGATCCCCTACAGAAAGCCATTGTTTTTCAATCTTGATCCCGCTGGCGACAAGCTGGTACGCGCCAGCTTCGGCGCCCGCCGCATACCCGTTGCCCAGTTCAGTAACGGCGATCAGTTCGGCACGGCTTCTGATATGCTGTTGTGGCACGCCCGCCGCGTATCGCTGGTACTTCGTCTTGATCTGGCGGGCAACTTCGGCATAGCTTGTGCCGTTTTCGACGCCCGCCAGTATTATACGGCGAATGTCGGTTCGTGTCAGATCGTCGATCTTTGTGATCATATCGGCGGCGTTATTGCGAATATATTCGACGGCGCGCGGGTTCGTCAAGCTGAAAACTAGATCAGCATTGAACGCGCGTATCACAGTTTTACCGCCTAACATAACCGCAATCTTAGCGTATCGTTCGATCACGTCGAACATATCGCTAGAACTGTCGGCTATGGCGTTGTCGATCAACTTGTTTACGTCGTCTTCTTGCGTTTCGAACAGCCCAGCACGGCGCCGCTGTAACGCCCGAATAACCGCGCGCGATTGCTTCTTAAAGATACGGGCTAGTTCGGCGATCATCTTGCCTTCGTACCCAGCTAACACGTTCTGTGCTGTTACCTGTTTCGCCTTACGGCGTGCTTCGTCGAACCGATCTAGCTGGGCTTCTATGCTATTTAGTTGCGCGTGCGTTATTGCCATATCATACCCGCATACTAGCTTCGGCGGCTGGCGTCGGCTTCGCCAGTGTTTCGCGTAAGCTGTTTATACCGTCGCGCAAGGCTTCGGCGGCGGCGGCTAGATCGGGATCAAGCTGGGCAAGCGGATCGGCGCCGTCGTCGTCGTCTGGTTCGTCGGTATTGCGTGCTGGTTCATCTGGGTACATAGCGCTGATCAATTCGTCGACGTCGTTTTCGCCTAGCGCCGTCAAGATCATACGTGCCAGTTCGCGATCATCGGGCAACAGCGGGCGCGCTTGCATAACCGTAGCGACGTAGCCCGCCATATCCTGCTCAACAATCGCGGGAAAGTCGACGTCGATATGTGCGTTCACGTCGTCGTCGAATGCGATCACGTCTTCGCCGTATTCGTTCTTAATCACATCGCCGTACGCACGTAAGGCGCCGCCCGGAGCCTTGATCGCCCAGTATACGACGTATTCTAGAATTTCGTGGTATACATCAGCCCAAAACTGTTGACGGTTCTTGATCATAAGTTCTGTCGGGCGATCTAGGCTTTTTGCGGTCGCTAGCGTTCCTACAGACACATCGCCGAAGAATGTTTCGGGTATGCCGAAGCCCGCCGTAACCATAAGTAACAGTCGTCGACCATCGTTTGCGCTAGTTGTGGCACCGCTGGTACGTATCGGCGACAAGTCGACGTCGGGATCGACAACGATTGTTGATCCGGCTATCGGCGCGGGGTTCGCTGGGCTTTCGCCCGGCTGGGCGGCGGCTAACTTCTTAACGGCGGCTTGCCTAGCTTGCGGCCCGCCTTTACTTGTCATCTTGAACGCGAACCGCGCGTATGCGGCAACAATAGTAGCCCAGTTTTCTAAGAACGATTTATACGCCTTCGCCCAGTCTAACGGGCTATATATCTCACTAACGCCGAAGCGCCAGTTCGAAAAGCCGCCAACTTTGATATGATATACGTACGCATCTTGCACAACGGGTATAGAGCCGATACGCGCTGGTGCATTAGGCGCCACGTACCGCCAGTCGCGATAGTATACGGTTACGCGTTCTTCTTGCGCTTCGTCGGTTAGCAAGCTACGTGTACGCTTTGTGTATTCACGGCGATAATACCACGGTTCTTTCGCGTCTTCTGGGTTCGTTACTATGTCGGTTATTTCGTCGGCGTCGATTGTGCGAACCCGAATGCGCCCGGTTAACGGATGCACAAAGAATACGAAAAACACGTTGCCGTCTGTCGTAAGTTCACGTTCTTTTTGTATGCGGGCTGTTTGGCTGGTAAGTTCGGCGCGATTACGGCGATCATCTAAAAATTCCTGTATAACGTCGTTAATCTGTTCATCTTTCGCACTGATATTCACGCCGCGCCCGAACACGTAATCAGCCTTAACATTTACGCCGCGCTGTATTAGCGGATTTTTTAGCCAAAAAAGCCGGGCTAGTCGCGTAATTGTGCCGATAAACGGGCGTGAAAATTCGAAGTCATCGCCGCCCGAACCTAGCCGTAACCAGCCTTGATCGTCGGCGGCTAGTTCTAGTTCGGCGATCCGTTCGGTTAGCTGAACGTGCGAACCGCTGTTCGGTACTGCGATCCCGCTTTCGCGTACGACGTAATCGACTGTCATCTATTCGCCTTCTTAATTACAACAATGATACGCGACGCGTTGCTAGACTGTAAAAGATTACGCGTATCTAACGCAATTATGCCCGCATACGACTGTAAAGTGTTTTCGTCAACTTGACAGATTATAGCCCATTGCAATCAATCGTTAGGCGTCGATCCATCCTAAAGCCCGACAGCGACCGAAGGCATACAATCTAGCGTACGCGGTTCGAATACCGCTAGAACCGCGTACGCGACCTTCTGGCGCGTTATACACATTACCCGCGATCAGACGGTGTTAACGGTTCGGCATACATATGATCGGCTTCTGTCGGCGCCGATCCAAACGACGCGCGCTTACTGTTGTCAATAATCGACGCTGTTAACGAAGTCATCGCCGCGCCATACCCTAAACTTGCTAGCGTGTTCGTAAATACTTCGGGTAGTACGCCGTCAAGCCCAAAGATCGTTATACAGTAGAACAGCAAGTAACCCAGCACATAGCGTAATATGTTCGTATCGAAGAACGCGCCAGTTCGCTGGGCGTCGGCTGTTCCCATACGCGACGCGCCGATAATACCCGTAACGACGTCGACTAGAATAGCGAACAGTAGTATACGGGTACGATTGTCTTGTGAAAACTGAATAAGAATATCGCCAAAAGTTAACGGCGCTAGTTCTGGCGGGCGCCCGAACCATAAACCGACAAGCGCGAACACGACAACGCCCGCAACAATGAACACATAATTCGTACGGTTCTGAACCATAGCTATAAACTCCTTGCGGCTGATATGTGAACGAAGCCGACGTGATCGGCACGATGTAACCACGTACGCGATCCGCCGAATTCTTCGCCGTCTTCTATAATCTGATCAACAGGGAATTGAACGCCAGCCGCCCAGACAGCCATACCGCCTAACGCTATCGGCGCGCGAATGCTGGGCGCTTCGCGCGTGTTTGCGCGATAGGTTGTTACGAACCATTGCACCGCGCCCGGCTGTTCGACTTCGGCGCGCCCTTCGCGATAGTCTAATACGATTGCGCCGAACGCGTTACCGGGACATAGCGTATGCTTAAACTCCTTATGCCCGCGTACGTTAGCTATAATAATTTTCGGGTATACTTTGCGCGCGGCGGCTATTGCTAGAAAGACGCCGATCCGCTGTTTTCGTGTCGGCGTCTGGTTGCCGCCTAGTGGTACGTGCCACGCTAATCCGTATTCGTTCGCTTCGAAATTACCCGCGTGCCATAGCTTCGCCGCCCAGTCGCGAAATTGCCAGTTCGATCCGTCGCTGAACGTACCGCCGTGATACTGTAAGCCGTCGCCGCCACGCGGCGAACCCAGCGCGCCCGCGCGCATATGATAGCGGGCGTCGAAGATCATTTGATCCCGTTCGGCGCGCGGGTTGCCGAACCCAGCAACAGCCGGACCGTTATAATGCAACACGAAGAACCGCGTATCGGTTCGTGTGCCGATAGCCCACAGCGCACGCGGTATGCTAGCGCGTATATCAGTCGCGCGGGCTAGATCGTTAAGTGTTAGCACGCGTTTTTCCTAGCATTGCTAGCAAGGCGTTTATACTGTCGGCTGGGTTCGCTGTTTTTGCGGCGGCGGCTTGTGCTTGTGCCATCATTAGCTTATACGTGTTGTCGATATAGCTTTCGGTTAGCTTGATTGCGACGTGTTCTGGCACGCCGTCACGTATCAGCCCGTTATAGAATGCACTAATAATAAGCGCAAAGCCTTCGACTTGCGCTTGATTATCGGCTATTGATCGCCCGTTCTTGTCGTTGGCTGCCATCGGCGTGCATACTCCTTATTTTGTTCGAATACCCATACAATATACACGTGCGACGCGGCACGCTGATCAAGCGTTCGCCAGTATTCGGTTATAGCTTCGTCTAGTGTATCGAAGTCGCGTACTAACCAGCCCGCGAACGAATACAGAAGAACAGCATACGGCTTTAGCGGCGCCGCCAGTACTTCGGGCTTTTGTCTGGGCTGCATAATGCTTTCTTTTTCTTGCCGTACTTCGCCGCCCGCCGTTCGTGTCGGTTCGGAAGTGGTAAGACGTCGGCGCCCGTTACTATCTGATCGACAATCGAACGCCCAGCACTAGCGACCGCTTCGGCGGCGCTTTGGGTTGCGTCTATTAGCATACGTAAGCTATCGTTCGTCGTTTCTAGCTGGCGCTTATACTGGGCAACGTCGGCAAGCGACAGCCCAGTACGCGCGGCTGTTTCTTCGGCGTCGCGTACCCAGTCTTCGCCGTAACGGTTCACGAGCGCTTCACGTTCGGCGGCGCGCTGGGCGTCTAGTAACAGCGTCGCTAGCATTGCTTCGGCGTTATCGAAGCCGAATGCTTGCGCGTAACTATCGTTCGCGGCGCCTTGTAAGCCCGCGTTAATGGCTACGCGAAGCTGTTCGCGTAATTCGTTGAACCCTTTAATCGTTATTGTCGGCTGGTTTACCATTGTCGAAGGCTCCTTCGTTAAAGCTGATCGACACATCAGCGAACCCGAAGTCGATAGATACGTACTTCGGTAACGTACCAAAATACGCCAGCACATCAGCGACCATATCGCTAGCAATGCGGGCGCCTTCGGGATCGCTTTTAATGGGTAAGCGTGCTTCGACTGGTACGTGAAGTTCGCGTGTATCGGGATCGACTTTGGGCGCGCCGACTGTTATTTCTGGGCGTATATTGCTAGCGTTTACGTCGATGTCTATTTCGCGTTCTTGCATTATCTTGATCCTTCTAGGATAGATACCACTAGCGACGGGCGGCGACCACTAACCGTACAATCCCAACTAAAATAGTACACGCCGCGCGACGCGAAGCCGTATGCGGGCGCGCCGCGACAATCGCTTATCGGCTGGGCTTGCGGTTCGGCTGATGTGCTGGCGGGCTTGACAACGTTGATCGGGCTTGCCCGCGTTTCGCCTTCGCGCCAATATACTGGCGCCGCGCCCGATCCTTCGGCGCTGTCGATCCGAAAACAATTTACTACCCAGCCGCCGCTAGCATCTTGCACAGCTATGGGCGTGTCGCCGCCCAGACAGGCGTACGGCATAGCGACATTCGCCAGAATGCGAAATGTCGGCGGCTGGTTCGGCTGGGCTGCATACGTCGTGATAACGGGCAAGGCAATAGCGTTCTGGGCTGTCTGGGCTAGAACCCGATTACCATAGGCGATCACAAGCACAAGCGCTAGTAGTATGCCTATGATAATCAGTACAATTCGTCGGTTAGCTTTCGACATAGCGCGTTAACTCCTTCTATACGGATCGGGCTGGTTCGATACGTTTATGCGTGCCAGCCTTGATCGCTTCGTCGGCGTGTTCTTTGCACATCGTTTGTGCTGGCGCTGTATTCGGTTCAGCGACAGCGCGTACATATACGATACCCGTCGTACGGCTATCTAACAGCTTCGCGCAATACCCGTTCGCACAATACAGCAAGGGCTTAACCATAGGTCGCTACTCCTTCTTAGAACGGCGAAATAACTAGCGGTTCTTCGTACGTTACGGTATATTCTTGATCCCAGCCTAGCGACAGCTTATTAAAGCTAATCGCGCTAGCGTCTGTTTGATCTTTGTACTTACCCGCAGGGAAACGCGTCAATTCGTTTAAGTACGGTTCGTTCCACTCACCTTCGACTAGCGCAACGTTACCCGCTTTAACCTGTATACTGAACGGGCGCGCGCGGGCTTCTTTGTTGCCTTCGCCCGCCGCTGGTTCGGCATACACTTCGAAGCCCGCTAGCGTCACGCGTACGGTATTCTGGGCGCTTTCTTTGCCGCCGCTGGCGGGTTCTTGTTCGACAAACGTAGCAATAAACCCATAGCGCCCACGATCAACGCCCGCCGTCGTGCGTATTAACTTTTCGCGTGCTAACGCTTCGTACTGTACGCGCTGAACGTCGCATACAATAAAATGTACGCCGTATCGGGCTTGCGGATCGAAGCACATAAGCACACCAGCGCTAAATGCGCCGCCGCCTTCTGTGCCTGCTTTATCCCAGCTTCGCACGAATAGCATATCTTCGAAAACTAAGAATTCGTCGTATGGGATCGTTTTGAACTTTTCGCGCGGGAACATACCGCCGCCCGGCTTGACTGGGCGCTGTTGTTGCAAGGCTTCGAAGTCGGCGGGGTTATTCGCCCGCATAGCTTCTAATCGTTCACGCGGGTATTTTTCAGCCCAAAGAACCGTATCTAGTTCTGTTCGCTGTTCGAACTTCGTATACGCTTCGAAGTGTTTCGGCGCCGTAACCGGATCGGGTATTTCGTCAAGGATAGCGGGAAAATTAATCAGTAACCAGCGATCCGCTTTCGGGTTCGTGCGTTCTAGTTCGAATAACCAGCCTAGTAAGTCGTCATCGTGCCAGCGTGTCATCATAATAACAATAGCGGCGCTAGGATCGTCTAGACGGGTATAAAACGTACTGCTATACCAGTCTTGCACCGTCGTACGCCACGCTGGGCTATCGGCGTCCTTACGATGCTTATACGGATCGTCAATAATACCCAGAAGGGCGCCCATACCCGTAATACCGCCGCCGATACCCGCCGAACGATACGTACCTTCGTGATCGACTATTTCGAATATATCGTTATTGCGAAGATACGATCCGCTAGCATCGGCGCGTATGTTCTTATCGTTCAATCGCACATCAGGAAAAACATTTCTATAGCGTTGACTGTCGATAATGCGTTGAACGTCGCGGTTCATCATTGACGCCAGATCAGCACTATACGATGCGCTAATGATCTTTAGGTCAGGTATACGCCCGAACGCGAAGGCTGGTAAGCGCCGACTAGCCAATTCGCTCTTACCATTTCGTGGCGGCTGGCATATTGCGACGCGCTTCGGCGCATTCTTGCCCGGTATATATTCGCTAGCGCCGTATACGGGCGGCAACCAGTCGGGATCGCTGGGTGGTAATAGCCCGCGTACGACGTCGGTTAGCACTTGGCACGTTACCGCGTGGTGCCAGTTAACGCGATACTTCGGCATTGTGTAACGCGTAAATGCTAATAGATCACGCTGGGCGGCGTCACGTGCCAGCAGTTCGATAGCAGCATCGCGCGGCGTTAACGGCGGCGCCTTAGTTGTCGTCGGCTGGGCGTGAAGCATTGTCGATCCGTTCGTTTAAGCGTGCCAGTAATAACGCTAGCGTACGGGTTAACGCAAGTATCAGCGTTTCGGCTTCGGCTAGTTGCCGTTTTAATTCTTGTATTTCAGCTTGTGTTGGGCGTGCCATTATCTTACCCTTGTATGATAATGTTAGGATTGTCTAGATCGGGATCGTCGTCGTCGAATAGCGGTGTATCATCGTATAGTACGTCACCCGCGCCGGGCGGTATCGCTTGTTCTTCGGCGTGCTGGGCTTCGACTTCGGCGCTAATGTCGCGCCCGTCGCCCATAAGCGCCGACGCCGCCGCTATACGCAATAAATCTTCGCGCGTAAGCTGGGCGGCGTCGTTTTGTGTTGCGTTCGGCTTGACGTTCAGATCGACATTGCGCCGAAACATATCGGGCAAGCGTCCTTCTAGCAAGCGTACCATAAGCTGATCGCTGTATTCAGTCTTTTCTATCTCACGCACTAGTACGCCCGTCTTCGGATCATACTGGCGCGTTACTGTTGTTACACCTTCGACAGCGCGGCGTGTCGCTTCGCCTAATAGTATATCTTTGTGCTGTTGTATTGCTTCGCGCCAGCGTTCAGCGAACACCGGATCGGTATCGCGTAAGCGGTATGCGCTAGCGTAGCTTATGCCGGACACGCTACAGGCGAACGTAACCGTACCGCGCTGGACTAGCCCAGCAAAGAACGCGCGACGCTTTGCGGCGGTTATGCTAGGCTGGTTGCCGTTTGGGTTGCCCTTGCCCATACGCTAATACCCTATCTTATTACACATCATATGCGACTATCTTATTGACGGGCTAGAAGAAACAAAATCACGCCGATAAGAACCAGCACAACAAACGCCGCGAACAGTACACGCACGAAGAACCATTGTACGGTGTTTATCTGGGCGCGAATATCAGCGCGAAGCTGTTTAGCATCTTCGTTAAATTCTTCGCGAAGCTGTTCGACAGCGGCGGCAAAGTCGGCGCGCGCTTCGCCGATACTTTCAGCGGTATGTACTTTTACGTTCGCAACTTCGCCGACTGTCGCCATAATCGTAGCGATCATCGTATGCAAGCGCTGTTCTATCTGGGGATCGCGCCTGTCTAGAATAGCGTCGGGCGTCGTTTCTTGATACTCACGAAGCCCAGCTATAACCGCCTTGATCTGTTCGACTTCGATAGTCTTTTCGGGCGGCGCGTCTAGCCCAGTACGCGCGATCTGAATTTCTAGCGCTTGTAAGCGTCTGGTGTATATGCCGATAAGCTGTTCGGCGTGCTGTTTTGGCTCAACTTGTTTAATCCGATCCGGCATTTTGATCGCCTTTAGGCGTAAGCGCTTCGCCTATCGCCCGCATTCGTAGATCGTGCGCGTCTAACGTTGCGGCTATGCTAGTACATAGTTCGACGACTTCGTGTAATTTCGCTTCTAGTAACGCTATATGGTTCGCGTTCGAATGTACTTTATCGCCGACACGCTGGCGAAAGTCTTCGTAGCTAGCTGTTAAGTCATTTACGGCACGTTCAAGACGCTGTAAAGATTGTTCGACGCCTTGCACTTCGCGATCTAGTTCGTCTGTTTCATTGATGATCGTTTCGGTTACGATACCGCGCGATCTGTTAAATTCGGCGTCAATTTCGCGCCCTAACCGTATTAGCACAGTACGTACCGTAAGATCGGTACTTGTAAGATCGGCTATTTCGGCTAACGTACGCTGAATTGTGCTAGATGGCATTACGACGATCCCTTGTGACACTAGTGTAACCCGTTAGGCGCGCGCGTACGCATTACCAGTATAGCACATAGGGCAAGTACCGCGCCCAGTATTACGAACCAGCCTAGAACGTTAATGCTGTGAAACGTTCAGCGATCTATACGTAAAGATAAAATTCAAATTTTTTTCTTGATCCGCGTAATTGAAAATACGCTTAACAGGATTAACACTGATCAAGCTGTTAATGGTATTGACTTCGCTTTAGCTAGCGATTATAATATAGACGGTTCACACCTTTAACGTACGGCATTCGCCGAAGGAGCTAACCCGATAATGGCTGGCGTATACCTGTTGCACTTCTTCGACAAGATTAACCCAGATCGCCCAGCCCGACATTACTTAGGCTATGGCGCCGACATAGCCGCGCGTACCGAATGCCAGCTAGCTGGGAATGAACGCGCCGCCGCCTTGCCATACTTCGCCGCCCAGCGGGGTATACCGGGCGTCGTTGCGCGGGTATGGGGTCACGCAACACGCCGCGACGAATACCGCTTGCGCCAACTAAAAAACAACCCGAAGTTATGCCCGATCTGTAACCCAGCGCTAGCGCTTCGCACTGTTAAGACGAAGCGCGGGTACTGGGTTACGTTACGTATCGGCGACCGCACGCAACCCAGATATGGCGATCTGGCGACGTTGCCGCCGTTCAAGTACCGTCCGAAAGCCCGTATTCGTCTAGACGGTTCGCACAATTACAAGGAGTTAGAACACAATGGCTAAACAACTTTTTCAAGCATTTAACTTTCGGCGGGATACGCTGGCGTTGATCGAACACGCGAACGCAATCATAGCTGCATATCAAGCGCAAGGCTATACGCTTACGCTTCGACAGCTTTACTATCAGTTCGTGTCGCGCGACTTGCTGGCGAATAACCAGCAAAACTATAACCGACTAGGCGAAACGATCAGCAACGCCCGTCTAGCTGGGCTTATTGACTGGGCGGCTATCGAAGATCGAACACGTAACCTTCGGTCGCTAGCGTACTGGGATAGCCCAGCGTCGATTATGTATTCGGCGGCGTATTCATTTCGGATCGACAAATGGGCGCGCCAGCCGAACCGGATCGAATGCTGGGTAGAAAAAGACGCCTTGATCGGCGTGCTAGAACGCGTATGTAATCGGCACGAAGTACCGTACTTCGCGTGTCGCGGCTATGTGTCACAATCCGAAATGTACGGCGCCGCCGAACGGATCGCCCGGTATATTGAAAACGGGCAAGACGTCACGATCTTACATCTAGGCGATCACGATCCTAGCGGGATCGATATGACACGCGATATGATCGACCGCTTCGAACTGTTCTTATCGGGTATGTCGTACGGCGCTAGTGTTAACGTCGTACGGCTGGCGCTGAACTATGATCAAGTCATAAGCTATAACCCGCCGCCGAACCCAGCGAAAGCGACCGATAGTCGTTTCGAAGACTATCGGCGAACGTATGGTAATGAAAGCTGGGAACTAGACGCACTAGAACCAGCCGTTATTACGGAACTGATCGACGTCAATATTTTAACGTTACGCGACGACGATCTATGGTACGAAGCCCAAGCCGAAGAAAGAACGCAAAAAGCGACGCTACAAGCCGCCGCGCGCCGCTGGGCTGATGTGTCGGCGTACTTGAACAATTCAGAAGGAGCATAGCGAATGCACGGCGAACACGCGCTA